AGCACATTGGCTCCGCCAGCCAATCCATCTTCAGCGAGATCATATCAAAGACCAGAACAGCGAGGAACTGACATAGAAAAAGAATCTCGTGAAATGTATGATGGTAAAGAAGATAAGCAGAGTAATGAAATTAGAACAATATTTCTTCCACAACAGTCAGCTCCAAACAAAAAAACATCATCAACTTCGGATATGCCAGTAACCATAAAAGTTCGGAACACCGATCCAACTCTAGCAACATATCGCGCTTCAATATTCGATCACCCAATAACCCATCCTGGCAATTTTATGGTGTAAAAAAAGAGGGGCTTTTCAGCCCCTCCCCTCCTTCACTCTTCAGCGAGTTTGCTGAAGTAGGATAACGTGTCGTCATCATCAGAAGTGGACCACGGAGGCGTGTCGGCAGAAGAAGCGCGATTACCTTCCTCATTGTCGATTTCCTCATCTACAGCCTTCGGCTTCTTGACAACAGAAGTGGCAGCACCAAGAGCTTTGTCGAGACGACCCTTCAGATCATCATAGCTCTTGAAGTTCTTCGGAGCCAGAAACTCCTTGAGCGAATGCTCAGACTTCCAGATCTTCTCAATCTCATCGTCATCCTTTGAGATTGCAGAACTCGTATCGAACTCGCTCTTGTCGTAGTTGCGATAGCCTTCGACCTGACGAATCTTGAGCTTGAAGTTGGCGCCTTCCCAGAAGTTGAACGGGTTGATAGCCTGCTCGTCTTCGAACTGCGGCTTGATCTGTTCGTTGATCTTATCGAAGATCTTCTTGCCAAACTCGAACAGGAACACCTTACCTTCGTTAGAAGAATTGGCGGGATCCTTCACAACCAGAATGTTGGCAATGTACTTCAGCTTGCGCTTCTGCTTGCGAGCAATATCCTTGTTCGCGTCGATGCCAGAATTCCAGTGCTTGGAATTCACTTCACAGACAGGACAGGTCTGCCCGATAGAAGTGAGGCAATTGTCAATCAGCCAACCACCAGGACCTTGGAACGAATGGCTGAAGATCTGTACCCAAGGCATACCATCTTCGCCATCGACAGCAGGTGTGTCGAGGAAACGAATGACCGCATAGCCATTGCCAGCTTTGTCAACTTCAGGCTTCCAGAATCGCTCATCTTTCTTGCCCGAGGTCGAGCCAGAAATGTTATCAAGAGCTTTGGTGAGTTTACCGAGAGAGGATTGCTTTTTAAGTGTAGATAGATTCATGTGTATTCTCCGTATGTAAAGTATAGATTTTGTCCACGTTGCTCATAATAACGATTTATTTATCTTATTGTTTTCAAGTATTCCAGCAGAACAAGTCTGGACGCTGACTCGTCTACTGCATTCACTCCGTAGAAAACGAACGGAGCATACTTCTTGAGTTTCTTGTAATAAGATTCCCAGATGAAGTCGTCGCTCAGTTTGTTGTTCCACGCAGTTAAAGTTCCAAGGTTCGTTTCAAGTATCGCAAGAGTATTATAGCTGATGTCCTTTTGAAAGGCAAGTGTTAATAGAGCAGGGTATTCGCCGTCGACAGATTTAATCGCGGCAGCAAAATCACCTGCCTTCGCGAGATCATTTAGAAAATTACTTTTCCATGATGACTTCCATTCAACATCTTCTCTCAACATCGTTTCGGCAGAAGGACCGAACATATCTCCAACGTACACTGAATCTCTGTGAGAATGCAGCACAGCAAGCAGATTGATTAGTTTCTGTTCATCATATTCTCTGGCGAGTTTATGAAAGCTGTACTTGTCTTTTCGTTTGTTGAAAGCGTGTTCAGAAGTTCTGGACTTTCCATGATATCGAAAGAAATCATAGTCAGAACTAAAATGCAATCTCATTGCAAGATAGATATTATACGCATCATATCCATTCATATCGGGAGTCGCGAGTTCCTCGGCAGGTAGCGAAGCTCAACAGCCTCATGTTCAATTTTGCTTTTCAGTTGATCGCCAACAAGAAGAGCAATCACTTCAACTTCAGTTCCTGTTTCTTCGCAGTACTGAGTCACGGCTTCAAGATAGGAAATGTCATGCTTCCAAACCAAATCTTCGATTCGATCAGTAAACAGACTTTTCTCTTCTTCCGTAATACTACCAAGATCAATCTTTTGCGTTGCCATAATATAACTCTCCTTTATGAACGATCGGTATAGAACCTGTGGCGACCTATTACTGCAACGAGTCGTTTACTATATGACCAGTAAGGGCGAACTCGCGTTGAGTGATAGTAAATTGCATTTGTGGATACTGCGCCGATGGTATGCCCTCTGAGTGCCCTGTCAGCAACACGAACAGCAACTTCCCAAGACTTCTTATCACGAACCGTATCTGGTTTGTTATCGCAGTACCAAGAGAACTGGCATCCACCATCAGGCTTCTTTTGATAGACGACAGCGCAGACGTCATCAGGAAACTTGTGGCTGGCAGTTCTATTCAGCGTCACCTGAGCCACAGCTTCCATTCCTCGAACTGTTTCGCCTCTGGCTTCATGATAAACATTAGTTGCAAGGCAAGCAACCTTTCTATTGCGATCAGCCTGAGCAAGTTGCTGCCTCAACTGATACAGCTCAACTTCCCTGTTTTTTCTCTCTTGCTCTAGCTGAGTTTCCAATTGTTGGATTCTTGCTAGTTGTTTGTGAGAAAAATACGCTGGAATGCCTACGAACACGACTACTAAAACGCAGAGCATGGCAAATTCGATCAATAATGATTTTGTCATTATCTTTCCCCTTTGTTGGCTTTTTGGAACTAGACTTAGATAAGCTCCACCAGACCGTGCTCGCGGTCAAGGAACTTATATTCGACCTTGTGAACTCCAAATCGTTCAAGTTCTTCCAAAATTACTTTTGGATCGAACTCGCCGCAGGAATACACATCGAATTGGATGAGGTTGGGATTGGGTTCATCCCAACAGTGAATCGCGATGTGAGAAGTTTCAATGATGACAACTGCAGTAAGACCTTGGTTGCCAGGCATTTCAACATATTTGGCGATAGGACCAGCACAAACTTTCATGTTAAGTTTGTCTACTATTTCTTTCAGCCAGTTAATAGCCCAAAGTTCACTCGAAGGAGCACGTTCAACTTCTGCGCGAATGATAAGATGTTTGTGTACTAAAGCCATGATTCTTTTGTCCCCCCAAAATAAGGTTTGGCATAACCTTCTTCAATCATCAGAGAGTTAATCTTTTGATCGTCGAAATGAATATCCACAAGATATTGACCATACTTGCTGGATTTGTATGTAGTGACCAAAACTTCTTTGTCAAGGACAAATTTGGCAAGTGCTTCTTTAGCTTCCTGATACCCAGCTTGCCCACGCTCTGGAGTATCAATTCCGTTGAGGCGCAATCGCTGTTTAATCTTCAATCGAAACCCAAGGTCTACTTCAGCATCGACGGTGTCGCCATCAACAACGTTGTATATGTAGGCATTAAATGTATAATTTACCATCACTGCTCCTCCTCTTTTTTTTCTTCGCCTTTCGCTTTATTGCTGATGGAGATACCACCCAAGCAACCCAACGAACGCACCAATCACAGTGTTGAATGCCGGTCCAAGCATCTTGAATATCTCATCATTACTAACACCATCATAAAAGAAGGCATATAGTAATACGGAAACCGTTGAAACGCAAATGAAAGATAGCGTCGCGACAGTCGTTTTTAGTATCCAATGGATTAGATTGTTTTCCATTCTACATCTCCGAAAAAGTGGTGGTTGATTTTATTGTCAAGTTCAACCAACAAAACTTGAATAACAAAAAAATTAATTGTTTTGTTTTTCTTTTATCTGTTTAATTTTATCCGGTCCTGGACCGCGAAGATCATCTGGCATGCCAGATGGATTACCATAAATTCTATCAGGAGAATCTTGAGTCGGTTTGTCCTTCTTTTTGATCAAAAGAAAAGCGCCAATTATAACAAGAATTAATACTCCCAAAACAATATAATCTGTAATCATTTTTTTTCTCCCTGATATTTAAAAATAAGTGGTGGTTGATTCTGTTGCCAAGTCCAACCACCAAAACTCCGATCAAGCCGCGAGGGCTAGATCAAACTGCTCGTCATTTGCTGCAGTTACTTTTGCGCTTCTTCGACCGAGAAATCCCAGTCCTAACGGCTTTCGCATTGCCGATTCTCCGCTTGACCTTTCGTATGAATCGATACTATTACACCCCCGTAGTGGTGGAGGTGGGCGGTACTGCCCCGCCGTCTTCCCTACAATTAATCAAACATCAACGAATAATTGGCAAGCAATAGAGCGTTACTGCTTGCAAGGGATTATTCACTCGTGCGCCACGCTCGACTTGGTGAATAATCTGTCTGGCGTAGAGAGTGGTGCATCATGCACATTATACTCTCAAGGGTGCGCCAGAAAAAGTATTTAGTCAATTATAGTACAACCCCAATAAAAAGTCAATCCCTGAAGCAACCGTAATGTCCCTGAGCTTTCATGAAGTTTACGAGCATAACAACGCAATCCTTCATGGGCTTCACGAACGTAAGAGGATAAGAGGAAGTTTCAACAGCCATCATGATGACTACATTCTTGGGAAGCTCACCAGTATGTTCGTGAAACATGACTCCGTAGGCAGCTCCCTGCATGAAATAGGCTGGAATGGACTCTTCCTTCTTCATGCGCGTAGAAGTCTTGAAGTCGATAACAGACAACTCAGGTCCGCGTTCCTTGGTGATGTAATCAGCGATACAATCTGGTGTTCCTGCCAGCTCCAGCTTGTCTGAGTACATACCAGACTCAAGGACGCGAATGTTGTCAATACGCTCAAGGATGGGTTTTATCTGTACGAACATCTGCTTGTTGAGAATGTCTTCATCCAACTGCTGCCAGCTCGGCGGCTGATTCAACAAATAGTTCTCGATGGTCTTGTGAAGATTGGTTCCGCGACCAGTGGCACGCTTCGAGATGGCATTGGCTTTTTCATCACCAACTCGCTGTCGCCACTCAAAGATCTCCTTCTTGCCATGCTTGCCCGTCAGCGTGGTGACAGACATGTATGCTTTGCCAGCAGGAGTTTGGTATCTACGCTCACCATCAACTTCGATACGCTTTAGCTTAGGAAGGTCGACGAAGTTATGGTTGAAAGTCTTGAAATCCATAATGCATACTCATATTCAGTTCAACTATTATACCGCGTCGAGACTTGAAAGTAAAGATGAAAATAGTTCAAATTTCACTTGACTTTTCAAGCTCGACTCGGTATAATCATACTGTCGGTTTAAGGTTTATTATATCTTTAGAGTCCAGCGTTAATCTTAGCAAGAATGTATTGCTTGACAAGACCTGACCGAACTATGTCATGAGCAGTAAAATCAACAAAGGCAAAATCTTCCATTCGTTCAAGAATAGACAGAAACTGCTGCATTCCCTCTCGCTCCTTCATTCTATCAAGATCGCTTTGGCGATAGTCTCCGCAGAAAATCACTTTCGAGTTTGTTCCTATTCGCGTGATGATGGTGTCCAACTCTCCGAAGTTGCAGTTCTGAAACTCATCAACGATCACAATACAATTACTTAGTGTCGTGCCACGCAAGAATGATGTGGTGAGAAACTCAAGCTGACCCTTCCTCTTCAGAATGCCATATGCATCACCACGACCGAACAGATGATCAGTGATGGTTTTATATGGCTCTTCGTAGACTTCAATCTTTTCTTGAATGGATCCAGGAAGGAATCCAATATCACGGGAAGGAACAACGCTGCGAATGATGACGATCTTTTCGTATTGGCTCTTCTTAGAGAGCAGATCTTCATATGCAAGATAGAGAGAGATAAAAGACTTACCAGTTCCGGCGACTCCATGTAGAACTAGATGTTTGTCTTCGTCGTATGCGTCAAACGTCCGTTTTTGATTTTCAGTTAGAGGCGAGATTCTTTTTGGTTGGAAGTGTTGAATGGATTGGTGTTGGTTTTTCTTTGATGCTCTGACAGCCTTTGCCATTGAGACCCCTTACTGCTAATGAATGGATCATGACAATTCTCATCGACGCTCATACTAATCGACGACGATTGGTTTGGGTGGCATCCTCCTTTCTTGTTGTAGTTTAGCGTGTTTCTCTATAATCTGATCAATCTTGACTTGCTTAGCACTTCTTTTATTCACTTGACGATCAAGTGCGCTACCAGGGTTCTGCTCGCCGATCTTCTGTAGCACTTCTTTCCAAGTGTCGTCAGGTTTGCGTGAACCGAAGTCGCCAGCTCCGTTGTATGAGAACGATGGAGGAGCATCAATGTAACGCTCGAGATGCGGGTTGTTTTCTTTAAAAGAATCGTACTCTGAAATCTTAAGAGCATGTTCTTCTAGTTCGCGAGTTTCGCAGTTAACGAACAGATACTTCGGCATGTTTTGCAATCCATTCTGAGTGTTTGTACCAAGTAGGAATCGCTCGGTTCGTCCATTTGCCCATGCGATTCTTATGCTGTATATAGTAATTTCTGTACGATTTAACGGAGTCGTTCGCAACTTTACATTCGTCAGGCATGGCTGGGGTTGCTTCAGTCCAAGGAGCTTCGCAGTCGATTTTATTCGGCGCATTCCAAAGATGATCAAGAAGAAACTCGCACTTGTGATGTCTGTTGTAGCGATACGTGTACTCTAATGTCAAGTGAAAGAAAAGGTCATACGTCCAGCGATATTGATCCAGACCAGAGCGGCACCAGATAGCTGATGGGTGATTGATGTGAGTGGCTTTGTATAGATGATTTTCGCGATCGTCAGGAAGAACGTATGACGTCTTCTTTCTTCCTGAAGCATGACTGACGACTAGCTGTCCGTCGAGAACGCGATGCGCAGTTGAAAGTAACTGCGCAGTCTCGAGGATCATCTTTATAACATGTTTGTCGACATGATAAATTGCAGCAGCCCGAGGGTTACTATCAAGCATAAAGATGTTCATATGTATTTTTCTGTATAAGTCCAGCCAAGAAGTTTATAATGATTTTCAATTTGCTCGTCAGTAGGTTTTGCATAGACAGGAAGTTGCGTCCCCCACATTCCCATCTCATCAGCACCAATCACCCAATAGCCAACAGGATCCGGTGGTTTTGAAAGTGCCATATACAATTTTGACTTCGGATTATCTAACAAATTGTTGTAGTAATCTTCGAGAGAGATATTTTTCATTTGTTTCTGATTCTCCTAGCGACAGTTTATTATACCGTAGTCAAGGCGAAGAGTCAATGAAATTTTCCACTGGCTCCCAGACATCGTTGGATGCCATTTTGTATGCACCAATAAATTCATATTTAGTCCATTTGGCGGGTTCGATGAGACTAAGAAGATAATCTTCTTCTGCTACTCTGTAGAGATAGTATGTTTGCCCAACATTAGGCACGAAGTTGTATCTTGCGTTGAAAATCAGATCATTCACTCTAACATCCTCCAGAAACTTTTCATATTGTTTTCTTATCTCGTTCACTCTTGTATTGAAATGATGAACAACTCCCATAGACCTGCTCTTCTTGAATAGAGCAACGTCGGGTACAGTTATGGCTGGGGCTTGCGGAACAATACCATAAGGAAGAAGGTTTGGTTTGCTAAGGTCGTCTTTCGAGTCATCATGCTGCATTTTCAAACCTCAAGAGATTGGGGAGGCGTTGCACCTCCCCCCCTGTTGAACTCAAGATTTCTCTTGAACGAACTTGTAGAGTTCTTTTGCTTTACGGAGGATTTCTTCTTCTGAGGGGAAATCCGGGAAGACCAACTCCGTGGGTGCCTTTCCTTCGCTGTCCCTTGTATTGTCCCAGTTCGATTGAACCTGATCACGAAGAGTGAAGAACTTTGATTCGCTCAACTCTTTCGCCATCTTGAGGACTTCTAAACGAATTGCAAATGGTGATGTTTCCATTTTTATATCTCCTGTGTTGTGTGAAGTGAATGCGGGTTTTGTGCTGATCCCGCAACAGTATATAGTCAGAACTTGAATGCGTATCCCAGGTTGACACCATTAACTTCAGTGTCTCCACTGTATCTATCATACCCAAGGAACAACGAAGCGTTCTCGCTCACAGCATAAGAAAGTGAAGCACGAATGGTGTCAGTTTGATATGCAATGTCTTGTTCCATTGCATCGCGATAACGATAACCAACTTTCAAGCTCAAGTTTTGGCTAAGAGGAACAACGCCACCACCCTCTACTGCCCAGTAGTTGAAGTCATCATTGTTGTCGAACCGAGTACCAACAGCACCACGACCATACAGTTTCAGCCAGCTGGTAAGTGGAAGATACTGAGTCAGACCAACCTCAAGGCGAGTGTTGATGTCCGATGTTGTATTGTCTTGCCGGAACTTACTTGAAACATCAACAGCAGTGGTCTCAGTCAGATACGTTCCGAGGTTGAGCGAATAACCATTGACTCGAGTGCCATCATTGTCACCATAGCCATCGCGGAAATTGTACTCAATCGAACCAAAGCTGTCAGCCATTGCGGGAACAGCGGTCATTGCTGCAACAAGTGCAACTGTTTTCATCATTTTCATATCGTCTCCTTATTAAAACAAATAGATACAACCAACTGCCACCGCTAGAGTGGCTACAAAGGGAACGAAGAAGTCTAAGAGAGAGTCTTTCGACCACTTAGTCATATCGCCGCCTTCATACCATTGCAACTCATTTAGAGTGCATTTTTTCTGTTTTGCTATGTTATGCTGATTTTGATCATGCTCTCTGCCCCAGAATATTCCAGCTGCAAGACAAAACCCATACCAAGGATTGAGAGTGATAATCGAGATCGCTGCTTGAAGGACGAGAGCTATAGCTGCGTGCACTAAATTAGATTTGTTCATTATTGTTCTCCTTAAATGAAGACTGCGAGGTTTCCCTCGCAGTTATATAGGCTTCTATTTAAAGAGCCTTTATCTTTTCTAGAAGAACTTCAACCATATCCTCAGTCAGCCATCCAACAACCGTATCGCTTTTGATTATCTCGGGAACATATGCGAGCCGGAAATTGCTGTAGTTGTGTTCTACGATTGGTTCTTCCCAATGTATCACCGCCAACTCATAGAGCTTGTCCTTTCCACCATACGAAGCAGAGTGACAAACAACCGAGGCTCCGTATCCATTGTCAAAATGGTAGATTCGTTGAATCCCATCGTAAATGGAATTGACAGCTGTTGAGTTGCGAAACATGGGATTCCGAATATCCATTTCAGCAACCTCGGCTCATATGCTCATAAGAATCGGGGCAGTTCTTGATAAGTTTACCGCACTCGCAGTACTCGAAGTCAATCGAGCGACTGAAGTAAACCTCATCGTGCTCATATTGAATTTCTTCTTGCAAAACATCAGCGTATTCTTGATACATGTCCATGCGCAGTGCTCCGAAAGAGGAAAGAGAAAGGGGAGTATTACACTCCCCGAAATCAGAGGTCGATACCGAGCATCGACTTGATGTCATTGAACTCGCGCTCGGTCACATGAGCGATGTCAAGGTCCTTGTCAAGAACGGCAACTTTGCCTTTCCGCTCGGACGCCGGACGATCGTCGAACACGCCAGGAGCGTCATCGAGATGGGTCTGAGCGATCTTCTCCTTGACGACTTTGGGGACTCGCTTCGCAGCTTTGCCGGATTGCTTCGCGGACAAACCTTTCGGCGAAGCTGCAATTACAGCTTTCGGAACCGAAACCTTGGCGCCAGTGAGACGACCACCGTTGTCGCAAGCTGCCTTGAGCTTGTCGACGTCAACGAGTTGATACGTCTGATCGCTACGACCTTCGCGGACTACGTTGACACGGATCCCGTGAGCTTCTAGCCACTTGATATGCGTCTGAGTCGCAGAGCCGGAAAGACCGATCTGTTTAGCGAGGTCGTCGCGCTTGATAACCTTGCCGGAACGGAGAGCGGAGAAAGTCTTATGAAGACGGGTTTGCTTAGCCATAGTATAGAACCTCATTGATTAAAGAAGTGATTTATCATCACGAGAACCATTATACTCCAGTCAGACTGGAATGTAAAATGGAATTTTAGGTAAAAGTACCGAATCATAGAATTACCAGTGATTCCGGAACGGACGAAAACCACCGAGAGGACCCCAATAGCCAACCACCTGAGTGCCGCCACCATGGGTCAGGTGGATAGCCGTCTCAAATCCCTTGGTCTTCGCATAAGCAACAGCATCTTCCTGGCGGGCAAACTGCGTGTCAAGATAATAGTTGAAGTTCGTGAGCCAAAGACGGTAGAAGGAACGGTTCATTTTAGTAATACCCTCCGAACGCGGAAAAAAGGGACTCGTACTCTTCGGTCCCGCTGACGTCGATCCTCTGGCGGGACTTCCCCTCCCCTTTTATGACTAGGTGATAAGAGTCGTCTCGCATGCTAACCTCGAGTCCGTTATAAACGGCTTCGATATACATGTGACTCCCCCTAAGCACCGATTTCCACTTTGCTTTTTCGAGGATTTCGAGCGCGGTACAGTAGTCGATTTTCATAGCAGGCTCCAGTTCATCAAGTCAACGAGGGTAGTATGACCGAACCGAACCAAGTTGTAAAGAAAAATAACTCTAGGAAAATCAATGACTTAGGCGAAGTTGCTGCTAAGTCATTGATTCATAAGGAGTTCTTCCGTTCGGTAATTTTACCGCATTGCTGCAGGCAAATGGAACGGGCACTTACCCCTGTTGGCATCCACTTTTCGCAGGATTTTTTGCAAGTCATTGATTCCTATAGAGAAAGTCCTGCAGGTGACTCTGGGTCGGTCTTTTGCAAGTCATTGATTTGTAAGGAGTTTATGCGAATAGGTCTTCCAGCGAGGACTCCACTTCCTTCCGGCGGTCCTTGAGCTTTAGCTCGGCGTGACCCGTTGTCTCCCGATAGTACATGGTGCACAGGTCAGGGTATCGCTCGACCAGAACCTTTGCGCTCTCTTCGATGCGTTGCGTTGTCCTTGTTACCTGCATGCCTCCTGGCTCTTTGTAATAGTTCGACTTCACCGTGATGTAGTCAAGGCGGCAAACCTTACCATCCGCGAGGTAGTATTTGATCGAACGCTCGAAGTCTTCCTTGTCGTCCAGTGTGACGTTGTATGCATCGCCATGCTTGTTGATGCATCCCCACATACTTCCGATAACGTAATAGAGACCAACAGCAATACGATCCTTCATGAAGAATGGATTAGAAGCTGCGTAGATGCCCCAGAGCCTGGCTCCTTCGCGCTCGCAGGCTTCAAAGCCTGCCCGAACAACCTCACCAAGATCGCCGATCTGACCTAGTGTCTTCTCACCAAGCCTGCGGTTGATCTCAATCAGGTCATCGTCTAGGTTTAGAATATAAGTGTCTTCTGGATAGTAACCCTGAATGAAGTTGCGAATGGCACCCATGCCAGGAACACCAACGACGATGTTCTTGTATGGGGTGTTCTTAAGAACTTCTCGATACTCAACTTCTTGATCAGCATCACCAACGAAGATGGTTACTATACTAGGATCAACGTTGAGCTTTGTTAATGTCGTAAGAGTTTTATCGCGAACCGTCTTGGCTCTTTTGTAAGAAGGAATGGCAATAACATAGTCTTTCTTCACAGATATCTCCTTAGTCCCAAAGATCCATGTAATGTTCTCCGAAGAGGCGTAATCCCTCTCGAATGCGTTCTAGGTGAGCCATGTAGCCCTCGGCGTCAAACTTGTGAGTGTCGTTCGGTCCGCGCTTCATCTCGGTGAGTTCGGTTCCCGGCACAGGCTCCCATAGGATGTCATGCTCGCCTGAGTGAAATTGATCTTCCCAGTCTGTATCTAGCTGCTCGAACGACCAGATCATCTTGTCTAAGGTTTCTTCCCATTGAGCGTGACCGGTGTTCCAAACCAACTCGTCGCCTTCAGCATAGAAATCGAAACTTCCCTGTGCTTGATTGCTATCGTATGCGAACGCCGGCATGGCTCCAGAAGAACCATGCTTTGTTGCTCTTAGTTGCTTGAGCATTGGAAGAATAATAGGAACCAGTGTTTGGTCCATACTCCATGTATCCCATGGATCTATGCGAACGCGAATCTTACGTTCTTTGTCTGGTTTGCTAGGATATCGCCCAATGTATACCTTCACGACAAGAACAACCCCAGATTCTGTATGGTGTTCCTAACATCCAAATGCAGGAACGCAAGACCGCCAGCGTCAATGAATTCTATAACGTTTCTTTCGGTGTCGTCAACTAGAATGTGAGTTGATTTGGCGAAGTCTTTCTTGTAGCGTTTGCCGGGAACTATGTTCACAGGAATATCTATGCCGTTGTTTCGCAACCACGTTTTCTTCTGCTCTGCAATAGTTTCATAGAATTTGTGACCGCCACTGGAAGAAAGAATCTCAACCGGAACTCTGAGCGAACAAACGAAACTCCATAGCTCTTTGCCGCCGGGAAACCAATCGAGTGTGGCGAAGTGACCTTCTCTTACAAACTGTTCCCAGGCAGTAGAGTCAGTGAATGTGCCTTTTATTGAGTCGGGTTCGATTGAATGTACTTCAACGAATCGTTTGTTGAAGTCGCACAGAACTCCATCCATGTCGAGGTATAATTTATTAAACATAACGAAACTCCAGATTCACTGACATTATTCTATTTGGTTTCTTCCTTGATGTCAAGGTCTACGACGACGTTAGACAATTTGTTGTTTGCATCATACTCAAGTCTCTTAACAACAGGCGAGAACTTGAGTGTGTGGAGATGCTCAATGATAACAGTCTTGAAAGAATCCATCTTGGACTGAAGATGATTCTCAACACTTTCCTTCAAGTCTCGCTTGATGCGTTCTTCGATTTCAGTCCTAGTCAGTTCATATGTATCTGATGAAAGAAGATACTGAAGGTTGTTCTCGAGAACTTGCACAATCGCCATCTTGGCGATCGAATCAGCTGCAGTAATAGAAGCACCGAATACACTGGTTGCGCTCAGTGAACTATTCTTAGCATTTGTGTTGATGGTCATTTAACCTCCTTTGGAGTTGGATCCTCAACAATCCTCATCCTCAGAATAGAAGAAACTCCACCATCCGTCTTCCCACTCAAAGTATTCGTTTGTCTCAGGCGAGTATGGGTTGTCTTCTAAAAAGATTGCGGAAGAAGCGGCATCGTATCCCTTATCGAATGGAGTTGAGGGTTGTTCTTCGCTCATTTCTCACCTCTATTTATTAGGGTTCAGGGCTTCATATATTTTGACTCGCATATGTGAAGTGCAGAAACGCTCTTCGGCGAGGTACATAAGGATCTCTCTCAGCCGCAGGTTTTCGGCTTTTAGGTCTTTACAACACTGGTTTGATTCTTGTTTTATTGCATGTTCTTTCACAGGTATCCTCCATACCAAAGCAAAACAAGAACAAAAACAGTCCAAGCTCCCGCCCCGAACAGGGAGAAAAACCAGAAGTCAAAAAGCGAATCAGGTTCCGTTATCTTTATGTTCATCATCGAAAGTAAACCAATCTGAAAGTTCATTCATTATTGCGAATTCAATCTCTTCCTTGATAGTGTTCGGTTTCGGCTCGTTAGTGTACTTATGCGCGCGATTCCAACCATATTCGATACCAACTTCTATGGCATGACGTAGGACAGCGTATGTCTTCACTTTCATTTATTCGATCTCGTTGATGCCTTCGACGGTGAGTTCAACCTTCCAAGTGCTGTCGCGCTTGAATTTGGATTCCATCGCCTCAAAGAATTTAGTCTGAGCTTCAGCCATAGACTTGGCACGAACAACTGCACTCTGTTCTTGCCTCGGGCTTCCGTTTGTAGCATAGCGAATAAGGTATAAGTTCATGCGTCGCGCTCCTTCCATATGTCAAATACAGAGGGTATTGTATAGTATTCGATGAGTGAAGTCAATGCTTTCAACAACTCTTCCTGCGTCATGTTAAATTCAGCGTCAACAACGAAGTCTTTGTGGTCTTTTACATCTGCATACAGCTGTTGAAGTTCACGGCTGACCACGCTTGAAATCTGGTCTGGTTCAATTTTAACTAGCATCTTTTTTGTCCTCTCTTGTCCACGATCTTGGAGCATAAGATGCCATCAGCACCTCACGCATTCTGTAATTCTCTTCGCGTAGTTCTTTTACTTCTTTCTGTAGTGCAGCAAATTCGCAGGTCTCATGATGCTTCTTATCATCAACGTGAAATTTGCACTGCTGACACCAACGAGCATGAGTGAAGATGTTGAAACAATCGCATAGATCATAGGGAGCAAAACAGTGTCCGCAAACGTCACGATTCATTCTGGAGTCCACCATTCATAGATTGAATTGGTTGTACGAAAACGTACATAGTTCTCACGCTCTTCTATAATCTCAGTTATGACTGTTGTCTGCCAGTAATCCTGATATTGATGTGATCTAGTAGTAAAAGAGCCAACGCGCATTGCAACGCCAACGCGAGGGCGCGAATGGTATTCATATTTAACCTCATTATTTTCTACCCATAGAGCTGTGCTCATGGTACCAGAATCTCCGACACCATCACGCTCACGCCTCAAACTGTACATCTAGCATCTCCTTACAAGGATCACAGATTGACTTCAGCCAGCCACCAAGACTTTGCAAAGTAGAAGGTGCACCGCAAGTCTCACAGATCGAGATGGATCTTTCTTCGATCGCCCAAAGTTTTTCATCAAGTTCATTAGCAATGTCTACGCGCATCCAGCCAGTGTAGATGCGAAGCTGTCCGAACTTTTCTTTCACTTGAGTTACTTTGATTCCGTGCGGCTCAAGAAGATCGTAGGCTTCATCTACAAGACCATGCCAGCCAGCACCCACACACATTTTTGCGTATTCTCTATCGTACATTGCTCATTCGACTCACAGTATTTACAAAATCATCCTCGCTAGTTGGAAGAGTCACACTAGTATCTGTAGAGTTTGCCCAACGATCAAACTCTCCACGTGGACAGCTCATATCTAGATAGCCATCCACAATACGCCAGAATCTTCCACGACCTTCATATGCTACCCAACCTTCGCGAAGCCAGCGAGTGCCTCTGCTCCCAAGTGGCTTCAGTCGCGCTTTGTATAGCCAACGCTTGAGTTGCTTGGGTGTTTTCATTCAGGTAACCTCGCGCCACTCAACACTCGCATACGTTCAAGTAACCTACCCAGTTTCTCAATCTCAAGCGCACGGCAGCAAGAGACAGTAATCGGAGCAAAGATTCGACCATAGTCAGATTCTTCACGAATGTCAAGAAAGTCCTCGAAAAAAGACTTCACGCATTCTTTGAGTTCGTCTTGTTTGTTCAAGATAGGTTCTTGCTTCGGAGGAAGACAGTGATCAAATTTCCATGCCATTATTCAACTCCCCGTGCGCGGATCGCGGCTGCAATCTCGCGGTAGTCGTATGCCCACACTTTCCCGTCGAACATCTTGGCAATCGCCTCGCGCTCTGTTGCGGCAACCAACTCGGCGAACCTTGCCATATCGTTCACATCCATATGAACAAGCATTCCAGTGTTATCGAATCGTTGGTACTTGTGCCCGACCAAAGTCACGCCACTGGCATTCTTGCCGACATACAATCCAGCCTCTTTTGCGAGGCGAATAACATCATCGTGATTCATCACCAACTTCTCCCTGACATCTTTTCTCCGTTATATACGCCTTTGGGTAAATCAGGACGATAATGCCAAGACCAGAAATCACCAAGAGCAACACCATGATCTGAGGGATGATACCAGACTTTGCGGTAGCCCAAACGCTGCATCAGAAAATCCCAGTACCAGCGAATCATTTTTTTACCCTGTGCAAGTATCTTTGTACAGCATCTTCATGACTATCGCCCTCCACCATGACTATCGTTCCACTAAGATCAGTTTTCACTGGATATCTGCGAATGAGTCCCAGCGCCTCTCGTACCTCTCGTTCACCCTTCTGAGCCAGAAGAGTTTCTGACACATAAACAATTTTTCCATCTTTTACACCAATGGGTATATGAGTCATTCCTGCTCCTTGGTCTCACGCAGTTTGGGATTCAGCACACACAAGAGTTCACTGAATGCTGCATGAACACGCGGCTCAGGTTGATCCAGCAAATACATTGCCTCACGAATGGAGTGCTTCAGCCGATCAATGGTCTCACAATGTAGTTCGCACATACGATACCAAGTGCCCTTATCAGACATAAGTTCTTCAATATAGTCTGCTGCTTCTGA